CACTTCTACGTACTCGGTGGTCTTGCATCCTGCAAGGGAGCAGAATATGATCGTAAGTATCACCGCCCACATGAGTATTATCGCGAGCAGTTTGCGGTTGTCATTGTCGTTTGTCGTTCCTGTCATGGTTCAAGTATCGTTATGTCAATAGCCTCACCTGAAAGGGCTGCACCCAGGAGCATACCCATCAACTCGAAGTATCGGTTGGTGGAGTTCGTCAGACGGCCTTTCTCGGTGTTGTCACCTACCAGTATGCACCCGTCGGTATCGGCGGCGGTATTGCCTACGTGTATCAGCACACCCTGGAAGTTCGGCACGTTACGCAGACGGGGTACGATACCTCCGTAGGGTATCGTCCACGCCCGCCCGTCAAACTTCGGGCTTTTCACGTTCATAAGCACGCGGTACGTACCTTTCGGTATCGCGGTCTTGCCGTAGAGTTTCTCCGGCCGTACTGCGTCTTCCAGCGTATTGCAAAGACGTACACCATTGACATACAGGATGCCTATGGTGTAGTCGTCCTTACGCCACTTGCGTTCAACTGTCAGTTTCATCTTCAAACGTAGTTTTGATTTGATCTTCCACCTTCTCGCGCATCACTTTCTTGAGCATACGGAATATCGGGTGGTCGCTGATGACGGCCGCGTTCTCGAGGAACGACCAGAACTCCACGCCACAACAGAATGCGGTGAAGTAGTTGGCCAGTTTCAGGCGGCTCTCGTTACCGAACGTCTGGTCGAGTAGTTCGGCAAGCACGATACCCACGAGTATGAATACAAACTTATATATCGTACGCCATGCCTTGATGCTCTCGAAAGCGAACCGCTCACCCTTACGCTTGCTTACGACGGCTGATTTGATACAACCCGTAAGAAAGTCCATGACCTCAAAGACGATGACGGCCACGAATAGCGGCAGGAGGTTCTCACATAAGACGCTCGTAAACCCTGCCACTATCCCTGCCAGCGTCTTGGTCGGGTACATATTCAGGTGTGACAACATACGACCTCACTCCCGTTTACTCACCCTCACCCTCATTCTCGCTCTCTGCCGGCTCGTTGTCAGTACCGAGTAACGTCTTGGCTTCGGCTTTGCAAGCCTCTACGAACTGGTTGTACTCGGCGAACTCGTCCGGCTTGCTGTCACGCTGACGTAACAGAGCCAGCTCGTCACTGACGGCGTAACGGGTGCGTACCATAGCATCCACCAACTCACCCATAGAGGGCATTCCGTTGAACTCACGTGCGTAGAACTTGACGCCCTGCTGCTCGTCATCAACGATGTTGGGTTGTATATCCCAACGGATAATCACGATGTCGTTTCCGGCATTCTCAACCTGTGCGATGCCTGCGGCTGCGAAGCCACGTACTGCTTTCTCAAACTCTTTCATAGTTTATTTATTTAATTTGTTAAACATTCGTTTATCTCTCGCATATTTTACTGAACACTCCCTGCAATAATATGAGTGCGTGTTGTTCGTTCTAATATAGAATGCTTCAACTGGCAACATTTGTCCGCACATTCCGCAACGTTTTTGCGTCCAATCACGCTTATACGGCAACTCGCCTGTTTCTTTATGCTTTGCAAGCGCATCATTATACGCTTGTGCCGCTTGTTCCGATGTTTCAAAAACACCTAAGAAATAACGCATTTGTCCGAACTGGATATTTGCGCCATACTTTCCTGTCGTTGGATAGTATGAAACACCTCTGCCGTACCTGTTTGTTTTTGCTCGCGCCGTGTTTTGTCGGGTGGTAATCTTTCGCAAGTTTGAAAGCGCATTATTTGTCTTGTTGCAATCAATATGGTCTATAACAAGATTGTCGCTTTTATTACGATTACGATGAAAGGAGTAGTAAACAATTTGATGAACTCGCTCCGTTGTCCTTACGCCATTTTTGTGTAGGTTCACTTGCAAGTAACCGCTTTTGTTTACAACGCCATTAACTTCTTTACCTGTTCGGGTTGCGTAAATTTTTCCCTCATCTGTGACTACATACAACCCTTCAAAGTCACGTACATTTACTATTCGCATAACTCGAATTATTTATATTTGTGATATGCAAATATAATAACATTATGCGCATTTGCAAACATTTGTTGTCAGTATTTCAATGAACGCAAGCGACACCACCATTATCGTTGTTCGCGTTCACGCAAACGCATCCGCCATTCGCATTCGCGTTGTTGCCAGAGCGCTGAACAACACGGCTCACGGCAAATTGCAGCCTTTTGGTTTCGGAAAAACTCCGTAGCGGCTCGCCAACAGACAACCCGCTACGGAAGTTTCTTGGTTACAGATTGCGGAACGTGTCAACGTCGCGCTCAATGTGTATTTCTCCGGCGAAGGATAAACGAGCCCCGTAGTCGTCGCTGGCGTAAGACGCATCGACGTTCGCGTCCACGCAAACGCATCCGCCACTCGCATCCGCGCTGCTGCCAGAGCGCTGAACAACACGGCCGGTTATCGGGTTGTAGTAGAAACCGTCACAGAGGCTGCTGCTCGTTGAGCCGCCGAGTGTCTTCGGTATCATATCGAGGTGCTGGCCTACGTGCATCGACTTCGGATAGTACCAGCTTGCGGTTTCCTCGATAGCACCCTGTACATCACGTGTGTGGCCGTCCTTCTCGGTGATACGCCAGATCCCGTTTGCGGATACGGGGTTGACTATCACGTTATCGATGAACTCGTACTTGTTACCCCACCAGTTCTCAAGGCCCCAGAAATTGATAGACATAGTGTTGCCGTTTGTCTCTGCGTGGGTGTCCTCCATACCGAGAGTGTCGGTCTGGCCGGTCTGCTTCTGATAGCTGTCGGTTCCTGAACCGATGACACCCTGGCTGTTGGTATTGCCATACTCGGCGTAGAACAGTACGGCCATGACGTTGTGCTGCTCCCATGTGGTCAGTGTGTAACCGTTACCACGTGCGCGGGCATAGGTCTTGAACGTGCTCTGTCCGATATTACCGGCACTGTCAACGCCGGAGCGTGAGTACAGTTTGCCGTCATTGACGTAACCCTCGTATGCGCCGAGCAGTTGGTTGCCGTCGTACTTGTTCCATTCCTCACCCAGTTCGAGCAGTGAAAAATCGATCTCCCACTTGCCGTCTGCTATCTCCTGAACGCGATAGTAGAACGTAGGTACGTGTACCATTACGTCGCCCATAGTGCCGTCCAACGCGGCTGTTGAACCATCTCCGGCGAAGATACCGCTATTGCCGTCCGAAAGCTGGCAGATGGTAACCTTACCTTCGGCTGTCTTCTTCGCCAGGTAGCGGTGTGAGTTGTTACGTATCCACTTGATGACATCGCCGTTGACGTCACCCGTTACTATCTGTGACGGGGAGGTCTTGGAAAAGTCAATGTAAATGGTGTCGGTCTTGTTCTCATACGCGAGAATATTGATCTCGTCAACACCCTCATTAATTTTCTCGACCAGAGGATTGAGGTCGGAGGCGTTCAGGGTTTGACCCTGTACGAATGTTTTGTCTAAATGTTCCATTGTTTATCCAAGTTTCATGTTTGAACCAAGTTTGCTGATACCGAGCGTGAACCACTCCAACTGTGTAAGTGCCAGCAGGAGCAGGAACGTTGTCTCGGGATCTGTGTTGTAGAATGTGACGGGCAGGTCGCTCTCGTATGCGTTCTCGGTGCTCGAGAGCATGAATGAAGCGAGCCAGCCCTCGTCGGCGTTACCCGTGTAGTCAATCTCGGACATCTGCAGGCCGTTCTCAAAGCCATAGACCTCGTACTTCATCGTCATGTCGTGGCTGTCTTTGTTACGTACCACTACCAGAACACGCGAGAACGGCAGGCGGTTCATGTGGTCTTTGACAGCCTGTGAACGTACGAACGTGCGGCAGGTTACGTTATGCAGGAAAGAGTTGTTGAACGTACCCTTCTGCATTTGGAAACTCGCATCGTAGGCGTTACGGCGGCCCTGATAGCGGACTGCATAACAATCCTCTTTCAGAGCAAGTCCAGTCAGCACTCCGTCAACGACGGTGCGGCTCTCGATATCCCGCAGGTCGATAAGGAACAGATCTGGCTCAATACCGGGGTTGAACTGCCCGCAGCGAGCCATATTCTGATTGTTGATTAGTTTTGAACAGTTACTCATATCGTTAATCTCCTATTGCTATAAATTTCGGTTTGCTGGCCGGAATGTGCTTGGGATTGCAGTCGGCCGTCTGATTGACGAAACGCCAGTACTTGACGGCATCGGCGAGATACTGTCGGCCGATCTTCTCGCTGTCCTTGCTGACGGCTGCTATCGTCTGCGCACTGGCAGCCACGCTGTCGTCTCCGTCTTTCACCACCACGCCGTAGGGTGTCACCTGTAACGGGTGTGTGCGTATGAAACGGGCAAAGACAAGATATGCCTCGGCGGCAATCAGTCCGGCGAAGCGGTGTCGCTCACCGCATCCGTCAATCCACGTGCCACCGTTCAGTAGCATCTTCTCAGCATCGGTCAGTTCGGTGTGCTCATCCCTGTTTGCCAGGCGGTCGTATTCGTCAACACCGAGCAACGGCACGATGTCCAGTTCCTCGGTTTCACGAATGAATATCTCAACGCGGTTCTTCTGCGTATTCAGCGCAATCTCGCGGTACTTGCGTATGTCTTCAACTGCGATTATCATTGCTTTGTGCCTTTAATCAGTTCGTCAATATCCTCGTCCTCCAAACCGAATATCTTTGCCAGTACCACGCGCTTGGCTTCCTCCGTCTTGCTTGTGTCAAAAAGCAATTCAAGCACCTTGTCAGTGCGGTCGCCCAACTTCTCTGCGAGTGTCTGGTTCACTTCATAGAACTTGGGCATAATGGAGTAATCACCGTCGGGATTGATCTTGTTGATGCCACGCATATACTGGAATACGTCCTGCATGACACGTTCCATTGTCAGGCGTTCGGTTTCGGTCTGTGAGTTGTAGTATTCGTATGCCTCTTTCATCGCCGTAGCACCGAAGTTGCTACCTACGTCCTTGGCACGCAGTATCGGTGGCTGGCAGAATGCAGCACCGATGCGGTCGGGTACTTTCTCGTCACTACGCTTGAACTTCTGGTCGGTGTTGTTCGACTCAAACGGCTTGAACTCCGGCGCGGGTTCACCTTCTTCGAGGTTAAGGTAAAGCATACGTCCGGCCTTCGTATCACCCTGGAACTCGGACAACTGCTTC